AAATTACAAAACGATTATCATTAAATTTTCTGACCATATCTTTTTGATAATCGTACATTTCAAAAGGAACTAATCCTTTATCCACATGAACAATTTGAACATAATTACGTATGAAGTGTTCTGGATCTTCTTTACATTTCATGTATTCAGTAAGATTATCTTCAGTCCACTCTATGTTTTGTCCAACGTTCTTCAGGTTGGGATTCCCCAAGTAGTTTTCGGATGCCATATCAGTTACTTAGCCTTATTATCTCGATACACTCTCTCTACCACTATATATCATTTTCTCTACTTTTACCTTTCAATAACTTTTGTAACTCAGCAGTAGAACCTACAAATACTGCATTATTAACATTTGTAGTTGAATTAGTCTTTTCTATACTTAGTTCTTTTTTGGTTTTATGTAAACCCATTAACTCTTTATTTGCATCTAATCCAGATTTGATTAACTGTCCGACCACTTCGAACGCGCGTGGATGCTCCGATTGTTTAGCAATCTCTAACATCTCTTCTATCGCATCTTGATTTCGTTCAATTAGATTATAGTAATTTTCACGGGCATAATTATAATCAATGTCATCATCCTTACCATCTGTTTTAGGTTTGATTCTGACAACGGGTTCAGGTTTAAGTTCTGAAGTGGGAACTAAACTTGTAATTTCTAGTATTTCATCTATACGATCATCTGCAGTCATTTTACTCATCATACCAAATTTGACCTTTTTCTGCTATACATTCAGTAGTTAATGGTTTAATAATATTATGTATTTCTATGGGTGTTCTGTCTAAAAATTCTTTAGGTTTATATATTGCCCTAATTTTGTCACATATACAAAAACATTGTCTAGATACATCTTCTTCTTTTAATTCTTTTTTGCTTCTTTTGTATTTTGTATTACCTAAAAAATAAATGGTTTCATAACAAGATTTAAACAATAACAAAATATCTTTAGTTTTATAAGTTTCTTTTTTATTAATGTCGTGATGTTGATAGGAATTATGTATTACTTCCTGTGTATTTGGTGATTGAGCGACACTCAACGTTCCAAAGAAAATGAAACAACATATTAAGAACCCCCGGAACCACATGTTAGAGAGTTACATCCAATCCGGTCGTTAGATTCGTATCAATATTATCATCAAAATGTTCAAAAGTTTCTGTATAACCAAAATCATCATTTGCAGTTACATCACCGGGTCCAGGTGTAACTGTAAGTCTAGATTTAATTCCTGCCGCACCAGAAGATGTAGAACTTTCTTCTGTTATAAATTTCATGTTGCCTGTTGCTGTTGGTGATCCCGCATCTGCATCTAATATTAAATAATTTGTTGAAAAATCTGTACTATCTTCTAGTATAATATATTCTGGAACTTCTGCTTCTTCGGCCGGCATTCGGAGATTCACTATCACGGATTTGGTAACTGATCCCGATTTAACATCAGGATAGATATAACCTTTTAGTTGAAATCCAAATGTCCATACAATCTCCCGTCTTGTGGTAAAGTCACCTTCGTATGAATCTTCTGTAGTCGTTGAATTCAATATTATAGAAACATCTGGTTTAATATTCATAGAAGGAATCAAAGTCACACTAACTGTAAATTCTGGAGTAAAGAAAGGCACGATTTGTTCAAAGATTTGTGCACCATCTTCTGCATTATCTACTGCGGCAGTAAGTTCAAAATCAAAATTATAAGGTACAGGATTATATTGTTTTAGAAGTGTACTTGTAGATGCCGCTGTGTTTGCCGCATACACTTGACCCATTGTATTTAATTTTCGGGTTCCATCATAAGTGATACCATTCAAAACAAAACCCATTCGTGGTAATGTAGTTTGAACACCTGCATTTGTTGTTGACATTTTTCTAATGTGTAACAACAATCTATCTTTCGCAGAATATTCAATAGGAACTTTAATTTGTTCAGTTATAACACCGGCAGAGTTTCTTCTTTGAATGTTTATATCATTAAAGAGTGTTCCAAAAACCGCTACATATTTTCTAATAGTTTCGTGATAATATGTTACCCCTAACATTACAAGCTCCCGAACGGATTACCTTCAGTAAAATCAATAATAGCATCAGCTGCAGCTTCTATTTCTTGATTAGTTGAAGATGTTGCTGCAGTATTAGCCGCAGATGTTTGGGCATCAAAAGAAGTAATTGAATAAGATGCATCAGAACTATCGCCAATAATGTTTGAAGTACCAGAAAAGTTACCAGTCATATTAATAAGTTTTAGTACTTTATCAGTTGCGTTCCAAGAAGCAACTTCACCTTTAACACTAGCTGCCGCAAGAGTTGTGCCTTGATAAACTGTTTCACCAATAGTATAATTTCCACTTCCAGTATTTAATGTAAATTCAATAGAATAAGATTGTTCTCTTTCAATCTTATCTATAGTATCAATACCAGTATTAAATGATTGATCTGAATAAGTGAACATTTCACACAACATATCATAAGACTGTAATTGTCCAGTTTGATAAAATATTGCTTCATCTTCTACAAATAATATTTGAAAAAGTGCAGATGTTGTTGGAAAGAAAATCAAATCTCCTTCATGTGGTATATCTGCTCTACCATCAGAAGTCATACCCAATTCTCTAAATCTACGTTTAGCAACAGTAAAAGTAACTTGATCATTTATCTGTAATCCAAACTTAGAAATGAAATCACCCGAACCTTCAAATCCATCTACAGATTTAATATACATTTCAATAGTATGAGCGGCATTATAGGAAGCAGTATTATCTTCACCCATTAACTTGTCTTCATCGTTCAATGTTCTTGGAAGATAATAGACATCTATTCCAAAAGTTTTTATAGATTCTATTGTTAAATTTTCAATCAATCTTTGTTCTGGAGTATCGGTCCCGTGATGATTGAAATAATGGTTTGTTGCCATGTATTACCCTACTAGATGATCTACTGGTAGTTCATATCTTAACTGCATCTGTTCTGAAATTTCTGTTAATTCTGTTTGAGCATCATCAAACATTTGTCTACCATTCATCGTGACTCCACCCGGTAATTGCATCCCCTCAAACTTAATAAGGTTCTGTCCCCATTGTTTTTTCATTAGTGCAGTATTATATCTTTTGAGAAACATATCACTCCAGATATCTGCGTATGTATCTGGATCAATAATTTTATCACATTCAACAACTATCCAATCATCTATTTTTGCGTCTGCTCCCCATGAAATATCAAGATACAATCTATCCATGTGTCTGTTAAATCTAAACATTGGATTACCAGTAAACATTTCATTAATCAACATTAAGTGTTCTTGAGAAATTTCATGATTTACTAGACCTGTTCCTAGTTTGTGCATTTCATTTAATGCAAATTGATACTTAGAAGAAAACATAGAAGTTGATCTAGAATTATCATAGAAAGGAATAATTCTACGAACACCAATAATTGCTTCAGCAATTGCTATATATTTGTTATCAAAATCACCGATTGTTGTTGCGGTTGAGGCGTGAGTTGTTGCTGTTGCTCCACTTGAATCACCTGTAATAGTTTCATTAGTCGCAAAAGTAGTAGTAGTATTTGCATAATAAGTATCACCATCTCCACCAAATTTAACTTCTGGATCTTTGTATCTTAAAGTAGTATTAGCACTATGATATGCATGTACAGTTGCTTGTACACCACTCGTACCACCAGTAATTTTCTCACCATCAGTAAATGTTCCTGTTGGTGCACTGGCTAATTTAAGAGTTGATCCTGTTATTTGATGTTTTAAATACGTGTTTTCAGTTGCATCAAAATGATATTCTTGAAAAAACTGAAGTGAATCATCAATACAATCTTCTACTTGATCATCATCAATATTTAATTCTACTACTGGCCAGCCCAATTTCCTTTTACAATAATCCTTAAAAGTTGCTCTAGTAGTTGGTTGTGTCATTTCGTTGCCTCCCCATATACAGTTATAATACCCTCTGCTACTCTTTCTACTATAGTTCCACCTGATTGTGTATATTCAACATCGTAAACATAATTTCCTGGAGATAAAGATGCGGTTTGAGTTGCAGACAAAGAAATAGTACAGTTTGAACCTGCAACTGCTGTAGTTAAAGCAGTAATATTATTTGATGAATAATAAGATTGACGCATCTTAGCGGCGCAAGTACCAGTAGAAATAGTAACATTCTGGCTTGCTGAATTCTGTGCGGTAATTACTTTTTCAAACGTGCAACCTTGATCTAGTGCAATATTTACAGTTTGTTTTTGGAGG